ACGGCCAATGAATAGGTACAACGGTGCAGGCTGGCGCTGGGCACCTAGGACGCATGGCGCGGTGCCATTGCTCAAGGTGCAGAAGGAAACGGTGGTGCGTGTCATAAGGCGAGGTGCGCATGGCGGTAAAAAATGTAGGGACGGAGATTGTGATCGGTGCAAATCAACGGGAGCGCCTGGAGCGCCTGGTCAAGCAGGCGCTTGAGTGGCAAGGAACTGTTTCAGGTTTGTCGAAACAGTTAGACGATGCTCAAAAGGAACTGGCAAAGGTACTCGATGACCAGCTTCCGGAAGTCATGGCGGAACTGGGGCTGGAAGAGTTCAAGATGCAGGATGGCACCAAGGTCAAGTTGGTCGAGCGGTTCACGGCCAGTGTGTCGAAGCGCAATGAAGTTGCAGCTGCTGCGATCTTCAAGCGCCTCAAGGCCGGTGACCTAGTGCAGTATGCAATGACCATGACGTTCGGTGCGTCCGGGGACAATCGCAAGACAATCCAAGAAATCAAAGCCTGGTCTGTCAAGGCCAAGGTGCCGTTGGACACAAAGACCGTGGTCAATACTGCCACGCTCAAGGCATGGGTGCGCGACATGAAAGCTCAGGGCAAATTGCAGCCTGACGATTTGGACGCGCTAGGCGTGCACGTGCACAATACCGTGGACGTGAAGCAACCAAAGGAGGTGCGTGATGGCGAATAGTAAAGCGCTGGTTAAGCGCCAGCAGGCAGGAGCATTGGTGCAAGGTGCATCGTACGAAAGTCTCATGGGGCCAAAAGCGGCGGGAGCGGAGAATGTGACCGCTGGGGATTTGTCCATCCCCCGTCTGTACATGCTCCAGCCGCTCAGCCCGCAGGTGTCCGGTTCCGGTAAGCTCAAGGGCGCTGCACCGGGCATGATCTTCGATTCGGTGACCCAGAAGTTCTACGAAAAGATCTGGTTCATCGTGTGTCTGTACCGTCGCTCTTGGGTGGAATGGGTGGAGCGCGATGCAGGCGGCGGTTTCGTGGCGGAGCACTTCGAAGTAAACCCAAAATGGAAGCGTGAGGAGCGTGGTCCATTTGTCATCAGCAAGAAGGAGTCGGCCGACGGCAAGCCACACATTATCAACGACACGCGGAGCTTCTTCAGTCTGTACAGCCCGAAGCTGGATAAAGCGGACCTGCCGGATAACCCCACGACGGCGATCCAGAGTTTGACCAGCACGCAGATCCGACGGGCCAGCAACCTGCTGACCGTGATCACCGGCAAGGAGTTCCGCAGCAAGTCCGGCAAGGTGGGTCGGCTGCCGATCTTTGCCTCGGTGATCATGGCCGAGGGTGAAGAGAGCGAGAATGACCAGGGCACATGGTATTCCTGGAAGTTCACGGACACGGAAACGTTGGTGCCGGATGGATCGGAATTGCTGGAGCGTGCCGTGGCGTTCTACAAATTGGCGGCGGAGTTCAAGGTGACCGTCCCTCCGCCGCAGCAGGACGTAGTTGGCGATGAGGGGGGCATGTAGCCAATGCCCAAAAGGTTGCTCAAGCTGTTTGCGGGCAACCCCGACGTGCACGGGGTCTATCTGCCGCCAAAGCAGAAGACCCCGGACGCTAGGGGCAAGCTCAAGGGTCGCCAATGGGCGGAAAGCGCGCCAGTGACCCTAGAGCTTTGGCAGAAGCATGTGAAGGGCGAGCAGGGTCTGGGCGTCTACATGCTCAGGCGGGACGGTACAGTGCGCTTTGCCGCGATTGACATGGACGTATACCCCACGCAGCACAAACTCATTGCACGCCGCATCACAGATGAGAAGTTGCCGTTGGTGCTGTGCAAGAGCAAATCGGGCGGAGCGCACCTATATCTATTCGGGAAGGAGGATCTACCAGCAAGTCTGGTGCGGCGTCGGCTGGAAGCCTGGGCAGCGCGCCTCAACCTGTACGAGTTTGTCAAACGGAAGGAAGACAAGATCGAGGTGTTCCCCAAGCAGGATTCGCTCTCAGGCGATTCTGATGTGGGGAACTACCTCAACATGCCGTATTTTGGGGACGAACGGCAGGCGCTGAATGACGACGGCAAGGTATTGACGCTCGATCAGTTCATCACCAAGGCCAACGCGACAGCCACGACTGTCGAGGCACTTGAGAAGCTGGGACTGGATGAAGGTGAGGCGCTGAAGGATGGTCCACCTTGCCTGCAAGCCCTGGTGGCCGCTGGCCCGATCAACGCTTATCGGGATAATTCCCTGCTGGCTCTGGGCGTGTATCTCAAGGTACGGGACGCGGACAATTGGGAAACGCGGTTGGAGGAATATCATCGGCAGTTCATCGGTACGCCACTAACCGCCAAGGAGGTGCTGAAGGTCCAGCGGAGCGTGGCGAAGAAGGACTACAATTACGCTTGTAAGCAAGCACCACTCAGCACGCGCTGCAATCGTCCGGTCTGTATTACGCGAACGTATGGCGTGCGCGCCGTGGCCGAGGCACACGGGCAGGACACCGGATTCAATCTCAACCTGGGCCAGTTGCGCAAGTTCGACATGGACGGTGCGCCATTGTACGAACTGGAGGTGGATGGCAAATGGATGCGCATGTCCACGGAGACGTTACTGAACTACACGGCATTCCGCAAGGCTGTATTCGAGCAATTGAATCGTATGCCCGTGCGCCTGAAAGCGGAGACATGGGACGCAATCTTGGAGGATAAGCTACAGACCATGGTGATCGAAGTCGCCCCGCCGGACGTGGGGAATGCTGGCCTGGTGCGGCACCATCTGGAACAGTTTGTGCGGTACCTACCAGCCACACGGAAGGAGGACTTGTTGCAGGGGATGGCGTACTCGCTGCCGGATCAGCAACGAGTATGGTTCCGTTCACCACACTTCGAGGAGTACCTGAAGAAACACCGGGTCATGTATACGTCACGCGATCTGACCACGGCTTTCCGCCGCTGGGGCTTCAAGCACGGGCAGATCAACATCAAGGGTGTCTGTATCCAATATTGGGAGATGCCCCAGTTCGACCGGCAGAACGAACCGAACGACGTGCCCCGTATCCCCCAGGAAAAGGAGACTATGTGATTGGTCTACGCCCATTTTTCACATATTTTGGTGGTAAATGGCGGGTTGCTTTGAGATATCCTGCACCAGAATACAGCATGATTATAGAACCATTTGCGGGTGCGGCAGGGTACTCACTACGTCATCCAGATCGACAAATATTCTTGAATGATCTGAACGAAGAAATCAGTAGTTTATGGGAGTATTTGATCCACGTGACTGAGCGGGAAATTCGTAGTCTACCGGTCGTGTTTGAGACAACGCGTAATCTTAGATGTTGTCAAGAAGCAAAAATACTGATTGGATTTTGGCTCAACAAAGGTTCTTCCACAGGAAGACATTTTGTACCGTCTGCGTGGATGCGCGCAGGGGCACATCAAGATAGTTTCTGGGGAGCAGCCATTCGGGAGAGAATTGCCAGTCAGATTCAATACATTCGACATTGGAAAATATCTAACAGACCATTCGAGCGGATCGGCAATCGAAAAGCAACTTGGTTTATTGATCCGCCGTATCATAGGACAAAAGGATATAAATACCAGTCCATCGATTACGCACTTTTGGCGGAGTATGCAAAAAATCGTCGTGGACAAGTGATTTGTTGCGAGCAAGATGGAGCGGACTGGTTGCCATTTAAACCTTTTATCACGCTGAAAGGTTTAGAAGGACGATATGGTGGCAAACAATCAAAAGAATGGATATGGACCAATGAAAATAGAAATCGTATTCGGGCCACCGGGCACGGGGAAGACGACGCACTGTACACAGACCGTGGCCAATGAACAACCGGACAGTTTTGTGTATGCCGCGTTCACGCGCAAAGCTGCGCATGAGGCAAGGTCGCGGGCCAAGTTCGGCGGTCCTGGCCAGTATAGCACGCTGCATTCCCTGGCGTTCCGTGCGCTTGAAGCACGGTCAGAAGAGATGATGGATTGGGAGGACTACCGTCAGCTAGGCCGTGCCATGAATTTGCGTTTCTCCAAGTTCTTGGACGCGGACGAGGCAGCCTATGGCGGTGCGGAAGAGGGTGACCGCTTGCGTGCCGTATGTGATTTGGCCGCTGCACGTTGCATCAAGCCTGCGCAGATCATGGGTATGGATGTTGACCCGTGGCGCGTGGAGCAATTCGTGGCAGCAGTCTCAACTTATAAAGTTGATACTGGCAAGCGGGACTTCAACGACTTGCTGATCGAAGCATTGGACGACGTCGAGCCTGAGCCATTGGATATGGCAGTGATCGACGAAGCACAGGATTTGTCCACGCTTCAATGGAAATTCGCCATGAAGTATTTCAATAAGGCCAAGCGCCTGCTGATTGCCGGCGATGACGACCAAGCTATTTTCACTTGGGCGGGGGCGGATATAACACGGTTCCTTGCCCTTAAGGGCAAGCGGACTGTGCTAGCTCAAAGTTACCGCTGCCCGACTGCCGTATTCCACGCGGCGGACAGCGTGGCACACCGGATCAAGCAGCGACAGCCCAAGGCGTGGGCACCACGAAATGCGGGCGGAGCAGTACAGGCCGTAGGTAGCGTGGAGCAGGTGGATATCAAAGCGCCGGGTACGCACATGCTGCTGGCGCGGCATGGATATCTGCTGAAGGAATGGACTGAGCATTGCCGCTCGCTTGGGGTGCCATACTTGCTGCGTGGCGAGCCCAGCGTGCGCAAGGAACATCTGAACGTGATCCGCTACTGGGAGAAGCGTAGACGCGGGGAAGAGATAGGTGTGGGCCAGCGGGAATTGATCAACCGGTACACGGCGCGGTCACCTACTAGTCAAGAGCCATGGTGGGATGCGCTGACGGGCATCAAGCCCGTTGACCGGGAGTTTTACCGTGCCGCCCTTGCGCGTGGTGCCGACCTGGATGCGCCTCCGCTCGTCCAGATAAACACGGTGCACGGCGTCAAGGGCGGCGAGGCGGACCACGTGGCGATCTTGAGCGACCGCAGCATGGCCACGGAACGCGGTGCGGAGCGGGAACCTGACGGAGAGCACCGTGTGGCCTATGTCGCGTTGACCCGCGCCCGGCAAATGGTGACAATCGTCCGCCCACAGGGACCCTGTCATTATCCGTTTTCTTTTAATTGAGAATCGTAGTAGGGTTCATTCAGTGATCGGTGGCCCCGGTTACTGATTGGTAACTACCCTAAACCTGGAGCGGCAAATGAACAGAAAGTTCTGGTACGCGCGAGTCAAAGAAACTCGTGCGGAATGGAAGCAGGAGCGTAGCCCCGGTGCCTGGGATGCGTACCAAAATGCACGAAATGCTCTGCTCCGCTGCTTCAAAAAGAAATAAGCCGAAACGCCGCGTGTTGCGGCGTCCGCGATCGGGTGGCCCCCGGTGCGCTGATGAGGCAAGCTTATACCGGCGTTACTTCTCGCCGGTATACCCCTGGAGAAAAATATGAACGTGTCTGTTTGTGTCGACGGGCGGCAAGGCGTGATCGATTGCGCCCGTGCGCTTGTCCGTTCTCTCGAAGGACTTGACGGTGCCGAAGCGCGCCAGGTGATGGATGTATTCACCAACGATGGTGGTTCAATCCCCATCATCGAACCTTCCCCTCAGGCAATGATCGTCATTGCCGCTGTCCGCCACACGGTTGCGCACATGATCGCGTCGGAGGTTGCATGAACCTCAAGATCAAGCGCCTACGGGCAGACGGGGTGGTGACAACGCAGACGGTGCGCACACCTGCATACCTGGATGCAGAAACGGCAGACCGCAAGCCTGCCGTGCGCGGCGACATTGAACGTGCGCTGAGGGTGTGGGATGGCAAGGTGCAGCGGTCAGGGCGGGTTGTACGCCAGCCGCGTACCGCGTCCTTCATCGGGCAAGCCGTGGCCGATGCGCGGCACCTGGACCCTGAGAAAAACGTGGTGAAGCAGCTACGCGCCATCGCCCGTCGCAATCGGGTCAGCCTGGAACTGCTAGTCAAGCACCTGGCCTTCGACGGAAAGGTGGTGACCCATGGCTGATATCCTCCGCAAGCTGGACGGGACGGAGATGCACCAGGCGGCACGGGTGCAGAAGCCTCTGGCTCCGGCCAAGCTTCGCAAGCTTCGTAAGCTGCTTGGCCTTTCCGCCGCTGAGCACCGCCGCTGGCTGTACCAAATCAATCGGCTAGCGGGCTGAGAAGAATAGCGGTATGGTAGAAATATGAGAGGCAAACTTCTTGCCTCTCATCCCTCAACGATAAGGTGCGCCTATGTACATCCTGAATATCCAGTCCAACACGCTGCTCAAGGACATGACCCCGGCGGTCAAGGGCGAAATTGCCCACGTGAAGAGCGAGAAGGATCTGCGCAAGCAGGTCAAGGCCGAGCAGGCCATTGCATTGCACAATAACAACGTCGCGACGGAGGACGCCTTGTCCGCCGACGTTGCTCCCGACAAGGCGTACAGTGAACTGTGGCAGTTGCTGACGGACAATGCCGAGACGCTGGATCTTTCCCAACCCAAAAAGGAGGAGCGTACCATGAAATCCACCAAAGCCAGTGCTTCGCGCGCGAAAGCCGAATCCAAAAAAGCCAAGCCCGCCAGCAAGAAGGGCGGAGGAGCCGGTCGCAAGTCGGCCTTTGCGCCGGACGCCAAGATCACCGTGCTCGCAAAGGAGAATCCGAAGCGCGAAGGGTCAGCGTCCTTCAAGCGATTTGCGCTGTACAGCAAGCACAAGACGGTGGAGTCTTTCCTCAAGGCCGGTGGCACGTCGGGTGATTTGCGGTACGACATGGATGCGAAGTACATCAAGGTCGCCTAGTTCATCAGCAACGCAGTTAAAGCTCATACGCCCCTGCACTTTAGCGAGTGCAGGGGCGTATGTGTTTTAGGGAGAGATCATGAAGAGCGCACCGCTATTCGACTGGATGCAGAAGCGCCACTGGATCTATGTGCAGCGCTTCGAGAAGAATCTCCCCCCACCGTGGACCACGGACAAAATCCTGCAGCAGTACAAGTTCACCAATGTGTTCCGCCAACTGGACCGTGTTACGATTGAGCTCAACAAGTTTCTACCAGCCGATCATCCAGAATATCTATTCAACCTGATCTGGATGCGTTGGTTCAATTGGCCGGAGACGTGGAAATTGATCGGACTGATCAACAACTGGCCAAAGGAGAAACGAAGTTTCATCCGAATGTGCAAAGGCTGGCAGAACGGCGGATATCAGTTGTTCACAGGTGCATACATCGTCACCAATGGCGGCCGCAGTTGCCCCAAGCTGGACTACTATGTGGAAATGATGGACGTGCTGTGGAAAGATCGAGATCTGTTGTCCGAGTACATCAAGACCATGGGCACGCTTGAGGAAACGTGGAATATCCTGAAAAGCCAACCCGGCCTTGGGCCGTTCACTGCGTACGAAGTGGTCACTGACCTGCGTTGGACGTGGTTGAAGAATGCACCCGACATCATGACGTGGGCGAATCCGGGGCCAGGTGCCAGACGAGGCTTGAATCGTCTGGCAGGTAGAGATCTAAAAGCCACTGTGCTGCGTGAACAGCAGATTCGAGAGATAAAGAAGCTGTTGGATATTGCAGGCGTCGTTAGGTGGCCGTCGTGGTTTCCAACGTATGATCTGGAAATGCGGGAGATCGAGCACAGCCTGTGCGAGTTTGACAAATATGAGCGGGTGCGTTTGGGTCAGGGTCGTCCACGTTCACGTTACAACGGAGGTGCGCAATGAAAGGCAAGGAGAATTGGCAGATCTTCATTCCCACACGGGGACGCGTTCATGACCAGGAGACCTGGAAGTGGATCCCCGCGAACATGTTTAATCGGACGTATGCTCTTCTACATAAGGAGGAAGAGAAAGCGTGGAAGGACAGATATCCTGACCGGCAGTATCTTGTCCATCCAAAATCGGACATCGGTGGTATCAGGCAATGGTTGATGGAGCAAGGAAATACACCCCACCTCGTATTGGACGATGACCTCAAGTTCTATCGACGCAAGGCAATTGGGGATTGGCACTTGCGTTACTGTGCATCATCCGACATGAGAGATCTATTTACCATGTTGTGGAAACAGCCACAAGCACTGGTGGGCGTGGCCGCACGTCAAGGACATAATCGTGAGCCGGAGAATTTCCGTCTGATTGGCCGCCAGATGCAATTACATGGCTACGATCCGCGCGTATGGCAAGATCTAGGAATCAAGTGCGATCGGGTCAAGTTGATGGAGGACTTCGACATCATCCTTCAGCTGCTGCGCGCGGGGAAACAGAACTACATCGCATATGAATGGGCCATTGGTCAACGCGCATCGAACATGCCTGGTGGATGCTCATTGTATCGCACCAATGAGGCACAGACTGCGGCCGCACAGAAATTGGCCAAGCTCCATCCTGGATTCGTCAAGGTTGTTGAGAAGGAGAACAAAAATTGGAAAGGTTTTGAGAAGCGCACCGATGTCATCGTGTACTGGAAGAAAGCCTACGAGAGTTCACTATGATCACGATCCGAGCAAGGAACGTGAACGAAGCGTTGGGCAAGTGCCTGCGGATGCTAGATGAACCGATGCTGACCCGCAACATTGCCCCGCGCGGGTTGCGCACGCTGGAGTTTGTCGAGCCGGTGTGCACCACGTACCGCTACCCCTGGCAGCGGGTGCTGCTGCATGAGAAGCGGGACGCCAATCCGTTCTTTCATTTGGCGGAGGCGCTATGGATCTTGGCCGGGCGCAATGACGTTGCCCCACTGGCTCAGTTCAACAGTAACATCCGTCAGTATTCGGACGATGGGCTAACGTTTCACGGTGCTTACGGGCACAGGCTGCGCGCGGACATGGACCAGGTGGCGTGGGCCATCCGTCGATTGAAGACAGACCCAGATACGCGGCAGGTAGTGTTGCAGATCTGGGATGCGCGGCGGGACATGCAGGAGGGTACACGAGACATGCCTTGCAACACGCAGGTGTACCTGAAGATTCGTGATGGACGGCTTAACATCTTGGTCACGTGCCGCTCGAACGATGCGCTGTGGGGCGCATACGGGGCGAATGCTGTCCAGTTCAGCGTGCTGCAGGAATACATTGCGGCGCATGTGGGTTGTGCCATCGGCGAGTACCGCCAGGTCTCGGACAGTCTGCATGTGTACCTAGACCAAGGACCGTATCAGGTGATTAAGGACGACGTTGTTGAGGACCCATATTACAGTCAGGATCATAGCAAGCTGGACAGATATACACTGCTAGTCCAAGACCCGCAACGCTTCGACCGGGATCTCAAGCACGTGTTCGATGATCCGTTGCCCGTGTTCGAGGAACGATTCCTAGAGCATGTGTATAAGCCGATGGTGAAGTGTTGGAGGACGAGGACTATTGAAGACGCGTCTTCAATACTAGCCCCTGATTGGCGACTTGCCGTGCAGCAATGGCTCAAGCGGAGGCAGAAATGAGTGTACTGGAACATATCCAACTGACACGACGTGGCGGAGCGGTCAAGCGCTTCCATACGGTGCCGTTCATTGGTGAACAGACCGTGGCTGCGCACACGTTCGGCGTACTGAATATTGTCATGCGGTTGGCAGATAGCTGGTCACCAGACTTGGTGCGTGCAGTGCTCTGGCATGATTTGTCAGAATGCGAACTGGGGGACATACCAGCGCAGGCTAAATGGAAACACGGCAATTTGCATGCAGCTCTAGAGGCAAACTTCAATTACCACCACCAGTTGCTTACGAACCCGCTCACAGCCATCGAAAGCAAGCTGATCAAGTTCGCTGATCGGATGGAACTACTGCTTACGGCCATTGAGCAAGCGCGGTTGGGCAATCAAGGTGCAGAAGTGATCATTGACCGGGTGTGCGAGCACCTTGGCCCGAAGATCATGGCGCAACCCAAGCATTGGAACCGGTTCTTCTTCGATGTACTGGAGGACTACGGCTGGCTTGAACTGAACGACTCTTTCCTGGAGGAGCATGGTATCGAAATCGGCGATGCAACGTGATCTGTTCAGCGATCTGTTTGAAAAACGGATCGCTGAACTGGCTAATCAGGACGTGCAGGCTTTGATGACTGCACGTTTGGCATACGGTGAAAGCTGGAACAGCCGGGGAGGATCAGGTGCGTTTCATGTGTTCGCCCGTAAATGGGACCGAATCGAGAACCAGGCCAAGATGGCCGGGTATGATATATTCCAGGCAATGGAAAAGTTCCCCGGTAAGGACGGGTTACTCGATGACGTGCGGGACTTGCGTCGCTACCTACTTCTGGTAGAAGAATATTGGTTCCGCGAGTGTCCCACTGGCGGCAAGCATGCAGTCAACCTGGAGACGGTCACATGCGGAAAGTGCAAGCAGCTAGTTCCAGCACCATAACCAACGCCAGTGAGTTGCCTAATCTCAAGGGCGTACGGGCACTGGGCACGGACTGTGAAACGCGTGACCCTGGGTTGATGGCGCTTGGGCCGGGGGACATCCGCAGGGAAGGTGAAGTGCTGGGCGTTGCCTTGTCCACCGGAGATAAGTCCTGGTACGTGCCGCTCAACGGTAAACTGTCTAGGGACAAAGCGGTGAAGTGGCTGCGGGACGTGCACGCGCAGAAGGAGACCACGTTCTACGGTGCCAACCTGATGTACGACATGGGGTGGTATCAGAGCACAGGCTTCCCGATCCTTGGCCCGGTGCGCGACGTGCTGCATGCCGGGCGCTTGTGTGACCTGTGGGGTAAGTATCCGTCGCTGGATGAACTGTTGGTGAAATACCTAGGTGGCGGTAAGACAGGTGACAAGCTCTGGGCATGGCTGGCTGCGCATCGGGGCGGGGAGCCTACGCGCAAAGCGCAGATCAACTATTTGAACCTTGCGCCAGTTGAGTTGGTGGGCGAATATGCCTGCGGGGATGTGGCTGAATTAGTGCGGCTGGAAGACAAGATCAAGGTGGAACTTGAGCGGCGGTCGATGTGGAGATGGTATCTAGTAGAGGAGCGACTTCTTCCTCTACTGCATGCTATGCGCATGCGTGGGGTGCGCTACGACGTGGACGGTGCGCACAAGCTGGGCGAGCGGTGGGCCAAGGAGCATGCAGTAGATTTGAAGACGTTTGGAGCCTTGGTCTATGGAGCTAAGGCGTGGGGCCGGATGGGGCCGGAGGAACGTGCTTTGGCTGTTGATACAGGCAGTAGTGCCAAGTTGGCTGAGGTGTATGCCTCGCGCGGCGTCGTCGTTCCCCGCACAGATAAGACCGGTGCACCAAGCATCACCAAAGTGTGGCTGAAGGACCAGGGGGACGAGTTCTCGCTGCTACTTCAGCGTATACGCAGCCGCGAGAAACTACGCGGAGCACATCTGGACGGTACACTACAGCATGTTGTTGCAGGACGTATCCATCCCACGCTCAAGCAATTGTGGCCACGCACGCTCAGGCTGTCGTCGGAGAATCCTTCGGAACAGAACGTGCCCAAGCGGGATGAGATACTAGCTCCGCAGATTCGTGGACTATGGTTGCCGGACAAAGGTGAAGAGTGGGGACGCTATGACGATGCGCAGCAAGAATATCGTTACATGGTCAACTGCGCCGTAGGACCAGGTGCGGAAGAGGCACGCGGACAGTACGCGGCAGACCCCGGGATGGACTTTCATCAGTACGTGGCGGACATGTTCGGCGTGCCACGGGACACGCGCATCAAGAACACAAATTTCTCCAAGGTGTACCGCGCTGGCAAAGCCAAGTTCTCTGCGACACTCGGTGTGGACCGTGAGGAAGGAGATAAATGGTACGCGGACTACGATGAAAAGCTGCCGTTCGTGGCGGCCACGGCGCGCAAGGCGGAAGAGCTAGCTAAGAAACGTGGCTATGTGCAGCTGATGCTGGAGGATGCGCGGATCCATTTCGACCGGTACGGCATCGATGACTGGGACTTGAAGAATTTGCAGGGAAAGACGGCAGCACAGGCCAAGGCATTGGAAGTCAGCTATCCGACAAAGAAAGAAGCCGAGCGCGTATGCAAGGAATTGTTTGGCGAGCAGGTGCCCAAGAAACATTATCGCGTGGGGCTGTACGGTGTGTATACAGCGATCAATAGCGTCATCCAGCCCAGCTGCGCGCAGCGCATGAAGAAGGCACTCCTGGATTTGCAGGATGCCGGAATCTACGACGTGCTGGGTGTGCCGCTGGTATCCGTGCATGATGAGTGGGGGTTCAGCGTACCGAAGACGAAAGCTGGGCGCGAAGCGTTCAGAGAAGTGAAACAGATCCTGGAGAAAGATCCCACTGTGCTGCGCGTACCATTCCGCGTGGGTGCGGAGATCGGCCCAGATTGGGGACATTTAAAGGAGCTATAATGCACCCGTTCATCATTGCACTGATCTTCGCATTGATTTTTGTAAGCGGATTTGTGCTGGGAATAGTCTATTGGCAACTACACATCAACAAAGAACAGTACGTACGTTCATCATGGCGTTGATATACGTCAGATTAAAAAACGGCGGTATAATTAACTATGGACACTTGCCTAGATTGCGGGGTGCCTTTGAAAAAGCGCGGTGCAGAACGGTGCGTGTACCACTACAAAAAGCGTTTCAAGCAATCGAAAAGATTCATCTCACCGAAGCCCAGAGATGACGGCATGACAGAGATTGAAGTGCTGGCAGCCGTGCGCGCGTTCCAGGCTAAGGGCGGGTTGATCAAACGGTTGCCGGACCAGGATACACCGCGTCGCACGATTATTTGTAGACAGTACGAGCAGTATGAGAACGTGATTGACCACGCATAGGTTCTTTCACAAGGGAGTGCAAGCTGGTCTGCGCCGCTGCGAGTTGAGGATTCGCCTGCTTGGACTATAAGCCTTGCGGCTTGCTGAGATTGAGAAGCAAAATGCCTGAGATGCTGAGGAGCAATCCGTTGACGCGCAGGACTCAGGTTAATGCATTATCATGAGCTAGCCACAGACCAGCCCACCCACCAACGATTTTTGAGGGAGGAGAGGATGAACATGGAAATCGTCTATAAAGCCATTGCCGAGGCGCTTCAGGACTCCTATCCAGAGACGACACCCGCAATGGTGCGGGAAGTCCATGAGGCGATGCAAAAGGGTGAATCGCTTCCGCATGGGATCATCGGAATGTTTGCGCGCGACTCGCTGACCTCTTTGCGCGAACATAGGAAATAGCCCCACCCCGAACATCGACCAGTGCGGCGTGGATGGACACGCACCCCGCTAACCCCGAGGGTAAGCGTACGCCTCGTGTAGTACCGATAAGCGAGGTCAAAAATCGGGGAATGAACAATTACGCAGCCGGTATCAAGCCCGGCCACTGGTCGACCACTTGGAGGAATGAAGATGAAACCCTACGGCCCTACAACAAAAGAATTGAAAGCTGCACGGCGTAAGGCAAGGCTAGACGCATTCTACGCTGAGCCAAAAGAAGCCGACACGCCCACCGACACCGAGATGCTGGATTGGCTTTTGGCCGCAATTAGCGGGCGCAATATTAGCCACGCTGCACTTTTCAATTGGCCTCCGCAGAACCGAAATGATATTGTCGCCGCCATGCGCACCGAAACCGGGAAGGAGGGAGAGTGAGCAAGTTTGGAGAGCCTTGGGCAAAAGTTCAAGAACAGTATTGTGCCGTGCGCGCCGCCAACGGTGACGATGTTGTTACTGGCAACGGCGATGACATGGGTTACGTTGACGTGCCCGAAGAATATCGAAATAGGATGCTCGCCTGTGTCAACGCCCTCGCCGGAATTGCCGATCCGGGGGCTTGGGTGGAGGCGGTAAAGGAACTAATTCGCTGCACCGATCCAGCAGAAGACGGCGACATGGCCCGCGTCCTCGCCAAACTCACCAAAGCGGAGGGGAAGAATGATCTGCGTTCATTGTCATAAGCCGCTACGGGATGAAATCGAATCCCTCTGCCGCGAGAACGCTGCGTTGAGGGAGGCGTTGCGAGCATCGCACGACGCATGGAAAACGGTACAATATACTAAGGAAGAAGTATCGCCCAGCTTTAGAGGAAACGCCGCTAACGAAGCGAATAAAATTCGTACCCTCCTCACCGGAGCGAACCCCCCGATCCCCCGAGGGCAGAATGAGAATGAGTGAACTAACCTGCAAGTGCGGAGAGATCAAAGAATTTCCCAGCCTCGGATATCATTGGCTTGACGAGTTAACATGCACGCTTCATGGAACCGTGCGTTGCGGCAAATGGGTACCCGTTATAGAAGAAGGCGACCCCACCCCCGAGGAAACGATTGCGTGGGTTGAGAAGAATCGGCCACACATTGTTCCGCCGTCGCTCACTTCACACGGATTATGGATTGTCGGTCTACAACCGGGGAATATCGCGTTTTCTGGCCGCACCTTAGTCGCAGCGTGTCATTTTGCAATGAGGAGGAGGAGAGGCAAAAAAGAAGAGAAAGCGGAGAGGAGAATCCCATGACCCCGAAACCTAGCAAGGAGGCGATGGAGTTGCTTCTGTGTCCGTTCTGCGGCGCAGCGGCAGACTCCCCTTGGGCATGTTTTTGGGACGGTGTGGTGCGTACTCAATGCACCGATACGACCTACACATGCCCAATCAAATACATCATGATGACGCCCACTGAATGGAACACCAGGGCTCACGCCTCCAAGTACGAAAAGATTGCGAGGGAGGGAAACGAGGCGCTGCGAGAAGCGAAACTAGAAACTTGGGTAGCGACAAATCCACAGGGCGGCTGCGATATAAGAATTTCCTGCTCCTGTTTACACATTGATCTGGAAATATTTTGGGTCAAAGGGGAAAAAGAAACGCATTCCCCAGACTGCCCCGCCCGCCCCTGGGCCGAATTGATCGGGGGTGGGGAATGATGACGAGGGAGAGGCTGGTTGCTCTAGAAGGCGCATTAACTATTCGCAATTCCACTGAAGCCGAATGTCAGGAATTGATCGCTGAAGTGGGTAGGATGCGGGCGGCGTTGGCGCAAATTGAAGCTCGCACAAAAAGTAAAGAGAAACGGTTTTCCAAAGAAACAATGCTGACCGTCTTCTTGATTGCACACAAAGCCCTCGGAGCCGACGATGAAGAAGGGTAAGGGGAGCGACATTTGTGTCTGTGGGCATAGGCGCGGGTTACATATCGCCAATAAAGGAGGCTGTCTTCATCATTGGTGGAAAGGGCCTGAGTCCCCGCCTTGGGGGTATGTTTATTGTCCATGTGACTGTTTCAAGAAACGCCCCACCCCAAAGAAGGAGAAAGCGAGATGAGTCCAGACTACTCAGAGTATCCATCTACAGATACCGCACCCTGTCCGCGCTGTATGATGCCGCGGACAGATGGTGGACGACGCGCACACACTTGCAGACCTGTCACGTCTGTTGTAGCAGCCGATCCGGGGCCGCCAATCCCGCAACAAGATGAACTGCCAAAATTCTCCGCAACCGAATTGGCTGAGGCGATGCAGTTCGCAAGCATAGTGATCCGGCTCGCACAGAGCACTCCGCAAGATGCCAAGTGTAATGATACCGTGATGAAACTCCAATCCGCCGCGCGCTTCATCGCGGCAAGTGCGGAGGGATGGAACAAGATTGCTGAAATGGCACCTTCCGTTGAAGCGGAACGAATGGGAAACGGGCCATATCTTGGTTGCGCGATGCTGGAGATCGCCACCAAAATCCTCACCACTTACTTGAGGCTCTGAATGAGCACGCTGCGTGGAGGGCGCGACAAACCGCATCGTAAGCTGAAAATTGAGACGCCCCAAATGTCGCCGCACATTGTAGAATTCATTTGCCAACTAAAAGAAATCCACCGTGAATTTGGGCGCGAAGGGGCTTTGCGCTTTATCGCAGAGACAGAAGCCAGAGATGCGTTGCCGAAAGGTTCTCTGAAGCGCTTTATGTCGCTTTTCAGTGCCGAAAATTCACCCTGCGAAGCCGAAGGAGCATTTACTCTATGACCCACACCCTCTCAAGCGCGATCCGCGCGGCGGCGGAAGAGATTGGCGAAAATATGGGCAATGACTTAGTCGCTCCCATAGAAGAGCTTATAACTCGTCATCTCTCCCCAATCCTCGACCCCTCGGTGGGTGATGAAGCGACGCGGGCGGCAGAGCAGATTGGCGAGATACATCCTGCAAACATCTATCTAAGCATGGGAGATCGTGCTGCGGCAGAGCGCATCATCCAACTCGCCATCTCCCAATCCCAAGCGCCGTTGGTGGAGAGGGTCGGGATACTCGAAGCAGAAGTTACCTTTTGGCGGGACACGGCCAATCGAAACAATGAGCGTGTTTGTGAACTGCTAGAAAACTCGCTCAGAGTCCGCCAAGCCCTCACGCCAAAGGAGAAGGTATGACGCAGTGCGCGAATTGCAACGCACCTATGACTGACGAGGCGCGTCGAGAAATTCGCCTATTTGCTCGTTTCTGCCGAGAGCAAGCACGCGATCCGATTCAAACGCTGATCCGTTGGTGGAAGTACGAAGGTTTTACGTCCAAAGAACAAGCTTGGCGATACGCGCAGGCAAAGGTGAAGGCGCAAAAGGAGAGGGTATGACCCCCACCAATTTCCTAGCCCCGATCAAGGAGAGGCTGAAGAAGGCGACGCCGGGGCCGTGGGTTCATACTCGGCATTCTAATTCTTTGATCGGAATTCTGCCACATACCGTGGTTGGGAAAGACGATCTGGCGCAAGTTTGTCAACCTTCGGGACGCGAGGAACAGAAAGCCAACGCCGACCTAATCGCCCATGCTCCCACCGACCTCTCCCGCCTGATTGAGGTGGTGGAGGCGCAGGCGGAAGTGATTACAAGATTTAAAGAATCTGAAATGGCGACTTCTGGATGGGACGATTCGCTGCTTGAACACGCAATTCAAAAACTCACCACCCTTTTGGGAGGATGATATGGGGACGCGCCTTCTCCAAGGAGCCCAAATGAGCTTGCTCAAGCGGGTGTGGGGGTGGATTGATGGGTGGGAATTGCTGATATTTAAAGCGCGTATCGGTGCCTTTTTGAGCCTTCCAGAAAGATACCGATATAATATAATCCCGCGCAATCGGTCGCGTTTTTGGAGGAGTTCTCTCTGCCTTCTCCTCCTCGCCGGGGGATTGCTGGGAGGGTGCATTGATACGGAGAGCCAGAACTGGAAAGACCTCCAGAAAGGTTTCAAATGTGTCAACGGATGGGCGTACAAACTTATAGATAGAGGCGCGGTGCTGATTCTTGATCCTGATGCAAAACCTATGTCCTGCGCCAAGTGGCGCGCTCAGCAGCCCAAATAAATCCCGCACTCACGCGAAAAGGAGGGGAGATGCAAGCAATCATTATCAGCAACATTGAGGCTCAAGACTTGATGCGGCGTATTAAGCTCAAAATGTTCCACATTGAAAAAGCACTCCCAACGATGTGCGAATACGAAAAGACTCGCCCTGGCGTTGGTCTAGAGCAGGCTGCACAGAGTGTTTTGCGTGACATGCATCGTCGCTTTCATTACGAAGTGACACGTTGGCTCCAAGAGATGGGCGCAACTGAAACATTCGAAGCCTAACCGCCCCTCTCGGGCCTAAGTTTCGCACTCATTGAGCAAGGTGATGACGACATGGACTGGCAGACTGTTTTGCTTATCGTTACTTCGCCGTTTTGGGGCGGATTCTTGTTCACGATTGCAATCGTCCTGCTCGACATTGTGGGGGCGATTATCGTTTGCTTCTTTTTGCTGGCTCGGTTTGCTGTCTCTATGGCTGTGGATGCTGTCCGCGAACGTTTCCGCCGCTGAACCGGTCGATTTGGTGAGGCTGCGCGATGTCATCTGTGACAAAATCGAAACTGGAAACCGGCCCGACGCTAGAGGAACGCCTCCGCATTGGGCTGTCGGCGATGGTGGAAGATCGTTTGGCAAATGCCAGATTCAGTACGCTACCGCTATTGCGATTGGAGGACTTGACCCACGCCGTGAGGGATTTCCAGCACTTGGAGACCCTGTACGGTCTAAGCATATCGCATACACTATTCTCTTGTGGTGCAATACCGTACGGCACCGCACCACCGTCATTGGCTTGGCAGCTTGCTATAACGGAACAGCAATGGATTACCCGAGAAGAGACGACCCTCGGCCTAGTTATCGCCGCCTGAGAATCTACGCCGAAGCAGTGGAACGCGCTTATAAGGAGAGACAATGAACGTACAAGAAGAAATAACTGAATGCAAAGCAATGCTTAGCAAGCAACCACAGACGCTTTTCCATATTGCTCTGTCGGGACTGCTTCAAAAAGCGTCTAAAGAGATTGACCGTCTACGCCGCGAGATTGCGATTCTCGATCCGAATCATCCGGAGGTGCAGCGTGGCAAGTGAATCCGCGTTCCAAAAACAGATTCTCCGGCGGTTACGTGCCGTGGGGGACGCGCACAAGCACACGGATGCGCAGGCCGGGGTGCCCGATATCAGTTTTACATTGCGTAGCAATGGGAAGCTGATGCCATTAGATGGCTGGATCGAGCTCAAAGAAGGCGCGGGGGAATGGCTCTCGAAAGAACAAGCACTGTGGATGCGCAAACGGGGTGGGGCCGGTGCTGTGTGCTACATGATGCGGCTGGAGGGACGCTGGGTGCATCTGTGGTGGTGGACAGAGGCGATTAAGCACGAGAAGTCGACCTTGGCCTGGGCTGCATACCCATCGGCGATAGACCTGGCAGAAACGTTGAGAGAGGTGGCGCATGCGAACGCTTGAAGAAGCTGGGAGAAATGTTGATTGGGAAACGTGGAGAAAAGAATTTGCACTGCATCCGGTTATCGCCCCATGCCACCCCGGCGGTAATTGGACAGAGCAAGGCAAGCCTTGGCCATTGAATGGCACAAAGCCTGGCATTGTTACAGGCGTCAATACGTTCTGGGCAGAACGCCAATGCACAAGTTGCTGGCGCTACGGGTGGCCAATTGAACATGCAGAGGGATGTATGTGCGCCTGAGTGAGTTTCGCGGATCTTCTACAACTAACCGGGGATGAGGTGCGATTATGATCACGCTATATCTACTGGTGATCGTGGCAACCAGCGGCGGAATTACCAGTATCGGACCGTATTCACAGACTGCGTGTGAGGTGGCCAAAGCGGCAGTGATGACGTCAGTCGTTTCTGCGCGTGCGGTTTGCGTGCCTCTACCAGCCGTACAAGGGGGCGTGCGATGAGCTTCGATAAACAAACCATCGAGCATGGTGAGACATACGTCGGGACAACGCATGGTGAGATGTGGGGCGTTGGGTGGTATCGCATCGCGCACCCGCAAGGGCTGGTGTGGCATAAAGGCGGGCAGAAATGGATGAAGGTCAGGGTAGAGGGGGTTGAGCAGACACTGCCTGTGGTGCTCGGGGCGTGCACCGGGTTCAGGTACGGCGGGGAAATATGGCATGGGCCATTTAGAGTGCCGGATGAACGGGAGAATATATGTCAGAGGTGCTTGACCCTTGGCTAGACCCAGATGATGCAGAGCCTGTGTGGGTGATGCGGTGCAGACTGGAAGTGTATCATTGGGGAAATGGCCACGTGAAATTAGATATGCGTGCAGTAGACTTCGGCACCGGATGGCCGTCGTACAAGCTCAATACAGCGAAAAAGACGCTTAGCGGATTAAGTTATGTATACCACCCGTTCATAGGAACAGTGATATCGCTTGATGGATTACGGCCGATTGATTTAAAGCTACTACGTGAAGGCACTATGACGGATAGGCTGCGTGATGTAATACCATGGGATGATTTTATGTGCGGGACGAACGTGACAGAGGCGATTGGTGGATGAAGATTACCAAGCTACCAGACCAGAAGAATGGGCCACGGCAAAGCGTGATGCTGCATGAGACATCGGCAGCATTTCAGTCCGTTGGGGCATGGACACATGGGGTCATCCGCAGTGTGCCGTGGGATGAGGTTGTTGATCCAACACCCGTGGCCAACCAAAATGCCTCGGCGGAAAAGCGTCACTCGCGCCAACGTAAAAAAAGCCATAAGAGATCTGGTAACAGCTAATATGTTATTACGACTAAGTGGCTGTAATCAGGCGGGATATTAGGTATTAGTATTAGCTATAAGGGGCCTCGAGGGGGGTACACATGTTTTTGGTCAGCGGACTAATAGCTAATATTGCTAATATAAAATAGCGTAGAACCCGCGTGGATACTGAACGAAACCGATATTAGCACCCCCTATTAGGGCCGTTTTGGGCTATTTTCTGGTGCGAAGGCGCGCTAGAGTTGGTCCATGGCTAAACGACTCGTTGAACCGCCTACGCAAGTCCCCTCTCCGCACTCGCCATACCGTCTAAAAAAGAATGAAAACCGGAACCTTGTCCGAAAGACAAGCTACCGTGCAGCATCCTCGAAGTATGATCCCAAGTATTGTGACATGCTCATCGCGCACTGTGCTGCGGGATTTTCCTACAGCACGTTCGCGCCGAAGATCGGCGTGCAGCGGCAGACGACCACGGAATGGTGCGACCAATTCCCAGAGTTCAATGAAGCACGGATGCGTGCCGAAGCGCAGCTGGACTTGTGGCATGAAGAAGAAGCCATGGCCCACGCGAAAGGCGAGCGTGATCCGCGGACACTGACCGGTTTCATCTGGCGTTCGAAGAACGTGGGCAAATGGCGTGACCAGCCAATCGACCCTGCAACGCAAGCAATCCTTCCTCCCGGACAAGCAAGCACCAACGTTCTGCTGATCGACTCCAAAGCTGCTGAGATCATTTCTCAGTACATCCGCGAGCGCGGAGCTAAGGAGGTGGTCAATTGAGCACGCTCACTCAAGAGCAGATCAATGCTATTGAGGATTGGGCACGTAAGAATCCAGAACTATGGAAACGCGCACGTCGTGACGTGGCACGCCGGTACATGTTGCCGTTCACTTTGGTGACCTACCAGGGATTCGAACAATCATGGCACCACAATCTATGCTGCGACGTACTTGACCTGGTGCTAGCTGGCGCGCTCAAGCGCGTGATGGTGTTCGAGCCACCACGGCACTCCAAGACGGAATTGTTCCAGCGTCGCTTTCCGGCATTCATCCTTGGGCGACAGCCCAACGCGAAGATCATCGGCACTAGTTACTCCGCTGAGCTTGCATCTGCCAACTGCGTGGACGTTCAACGCATCATTGAGTCGCCAGAGTATGAACAGCTTTTCCCAGACACTAAGCTTCCAAAACGCGGGCGAGGAAAGCGTGACTCCACAACGTTTGAACTTGCGCGTGGACGCGGGGGCTATCGTAGCGCGGGTGTTGGTGGCCCGATCACGGGATTTGGTTTCAACTTTGGTCTTATCGACGACCCGCTCAAGAACCGGGAGGAAGCGGAATCGTTGACAGTAACCGAGAAGCAGTATGCATGGTACACGTCAACGTTCTACACGCGAATGGACAGCGTCAGTGCACCGATCATCCTGTCCATGACGCGCTGGCACCCGAACGACCTGGCCGGCAAACTGCTGGCGTTGGCCAAGAGCGACCCGACCGCAGATCAATGGACGGTGATCAGTCTCCCGGCAATCCTGGACCAGGAGCAGCAACGCTACGCGGGGGACGATCGGCAGATTGGCGAAGCGCTATGGCCGAAGCGTTTCCCCATTGACCATTTGCTCAAGGTCAAGCAGAACGTAGGTGCGTATGACTGGGAAGCGTTGTACCAGCAGCGACCGTATCCGGCAGGTGGGGCGAAGATTCCAGTGACCAAGTTCAAGGTGATCGAGCGCGAACAATGCCCAAAGGAATTGCAATGGGCCAACTTCACGGACCTGGCTGTCAGCGCAAAGACAAGCGCGGACTTCACGGTCAATGGCTTCATTGCGTACGATTGGGAAAGCGGGAACGTGTATCTGCGCGACGTGATACGCGGGCAGTGGGAATGGCCGCAATCGCGCAAGCTGCTTACCCAGCGTTTCATCAATGAGCGTTATCTGGGCTGGCATGGCCCGGCAGGCGTGGAGAAGGCTGGGCAGCAGCAGGCACTGATCGATGACCTGAATTCTATCCGCGAACTGGTTGCGCTCCCGCTAACATTCGAAGCGTGCGAGGTGGACAAGGATAAGTTGACCCGTGCGCTGCCCTGGATTGCCAAGGTGGACGCGGGCAAGTTCTACCTGGTGCAAGGACCATGGCTGAATGACTTCATTGCCGAGTGCTCGCTCTTCACTGGCGCTGGCGACCTGCACGATGACCAGGTGGATATGGTCAGCGGCGCATACGCGCTGGCAGTGAAAGGCGCGCAAGGCGTCGGCTCGTTCGAGACAGGCATGTCAATGTATGACCGCCACTTACAGGAGACACGATGAA